TGCGATCCCAAGCAGCTCGTCCTGCATTTTAGTGCGAGCCGCACGATCGGCGCGCAAGCGCGACTCCTTCGACTCCTCGACCGCTTCGTGGTAGTCGTTCTCATTGTTCTCCAACCCCTCCTTGAGCCCCTCAATCGGTTTGCGGTCTCGAAGCGAGGACCATTTCGAGGAGAACTCCATGTCTGCGGTCGGAAGAATCGAGGTGACGGCCTCGCGCAGGTCGTCATCGTCCATGAGCATGTCACGGATACGACGGAGATCGTCCTCCGTGAACTGCGTCCGTCCCTTCTTGTTATCAAGCGTCTCCCGGAGCTTCTTCTCGAAGCGGAGGCCCGCCGCGGCGGGCTCGTAGGTCAAGTGTCCCAACTCCGACGTGTTCGGCGTCATGAGTCGTGCGATCATGGAGTCTTCGAACTGACCGAACTCCTTGAGGACGTAGGTCGCCCAGACCTGCACGTTGACGTCCATCGAGGAGGACAGGCGCTCACCGAGGGAGAGCATGTAGTCGAGCGCCTCGAAGCGCTTCGCGTACAACTCAGCCTTGTGGGCCTCGTCAAGGTAGCTGACCGGCTGCATCTCCAGCGAGAAAGAGTTGCGCGGCTGCGTCGAGTCGATCCCGCGGAGAGCGAGGTGGATTCGGCTCATGCGCGTGAAACCTTGGAGCATAGCACGCTGCATACGCTGAACGCCGCGGGCGAACTTGATCGACTGCGCGGAGAGTGTGTCGGTTCCGCGGTAGCCCTGCGAGTCCTCGAAGCCCATGTAGGCTTTCGGTACCCGCGTGCCGGCGAAGAAGAGGTCCCGCATGTACTCCACGTCGAAGATGTCCCCAGCGTTCGCACTGCCAGGGAACTTCTCGACGCCCGACACGTTGTCGTTCTGCCCAACGGGCCAGTAGATGTTCTGCGTGACCATCCACGGCGCGTACTCCGCGGTGAACTTGCCGGTCTGTTGGTCCCTGGACACCAGCTTCTCGATCTCGCGGCGCCAGATACGCACGACTCTGCGGCGCTCTTCGGTGCCCATCGAGCCGGTGAAGATCTTGAAGATCAGCCGGTCCGGGTGCATGTTCATGCGGTAGATGACCATCTGCTCTTCCATGAGCTTCAGCACCTTGTAGATCAGGCGCACGCTCAGGAAGAAGGGCGTCCCGTAGGGATCGATCGAGGTCTTCTTGCCGCGCAAACGAAAGTGGACCATGTCCCACGGCTTCCACTTCGTCTCCTTCTTCTTGCCGTCCTCCATCTGATCGGAGGTCGTGTCTCCCACAGTGAACCCTTGGAGAACGCGTCGTTTGTTCTCGATGCGGTGGACAATCCGCGGTTCGATCGGCGAGTAGTCGAAGACTCCGCGGGTAGTGTCCAGCCAGAGGAGCGAGAAGTGATCGCCATACTTCCCGGTGCCCCAGAAGTCGCCGGGGAGGCGGTCCTCCAGCTCCAGGTTGTCGAAGAGCCGCGACAGCTCCGCCTGGACGATCGGATTGTCCGACTTCGGCCAGATGGTCAGACCCGTTCGCACGTCTGCCACCGTTGCGTCCTCAACGTAGGCTTCCATCGCCGCATAGGCGAGGACGTACTGGAACATCTCATCCATGTCCGAGTAGACAGAAATCCTGTCTGGTTCGGGATGAGTGTAGTGCTGGTAGAACGAGTATGACGCGGAGACGAGTGACAGATCCTCGTCCGATTGATCCGGGGGCGATCCCGGCCGCATCGGAGTGGCGCCAGCTTGTGGCTGCCGAACCGCATGCGACAGTCCGGTAAGCACATCCCACGCCCCGCCGGCCCTCTCGATGAGATTCGACTTCTTCTGTGCCATTAGAGCTTATTTCTCCCGAATTGCCGCGACAGTTCCTTCATCCACGTATTCCTGCCCGTGTACAACTTCCGACTCTTCGGCTCCGGCTTCGGAGGAGGCATAATCGCCTCGATCCGAGACGCCGCCGCGTAGTCCGACACGATGTCCTTGATCATCGTGGTTTCGATCGTCGGGTCCTCTCCGCTGTTCATGATACCATCGACGGGATCTGACGGATACCCCTGTTTGCTTGTGCAGATCGAGTAGTTGACGCCACATACAGCGTCCGCCACGTCCTTCGAGCCTCCCTCAGGGTGGTCTACCTTCCCCCGCCCACCCTTACCGTCCACGTCGTGCTCCAACCCCAGCACCTCGTTTTCCCAGATCGGGTAGCTGTAGTACTTGACCGCACGGCAGTTGAGCGCGTCGCGGAGCATCCGGTACGGTACGTCGTCCCGGTCCACCGAGATTTTCATTGACTCTATGTCCATCTTTTCGTTGAACCGCCCCGATCGATATGCTTGCCGCTTGCGGTCTGGCACCAGGTTGGCCTTCTGCACCTTTTGAATCGCCATCTCCGAAGCGAAGCCGTCGAAGGTCACCCGTTGGAGGTTGAACCCATAGTTCCGCAGGTTCAGGATGAAATCCACGATCTTCTCCAGGTCGATCTGTTCCCCGCGGGCAGGCTTAATTTGGAGCATCATGTCGATCCAAACCTTCGGACGGAAAATGTCCCACGTCTGTCCGGTGGCTGGGTCTCGCTCGGTGATGACATACTTGTCATACGAGCACCCCACAGCGATACCGGAGCAGTCCTTGGTGAGCCCGAAGTCCACATGGACAAACCGTGGCTCCCCGGGGAAGTACAGGGATTCGTAGGCGCCGTTGCGGACAGTGACAAGCTGGTCCCACCGAACGTGGTGCACCAAGTCCGACAGTGGGTCGTCCATCGATAGCTCGCACCACTCGGATGTGAATGGGTGGATGCGGTTCGGGTCAATGCACTCGGTCACGCTCTCCACGCGCCAGATCAGCGGCTTCTCACCGAAGGTAGCCACCCCGGCTATATCGCGGAGAGCGCCCTCGATGTCACGGAGGAAGTCGTAGTAGAAGTCCGCCGGCACTGCCACCCAGTCCATACCCGCCGGCGTGGGCTTCGTTCGGATCACCTTCGCGTTCTTGAAGTCTGCCTGGCGGATACCAGCTACCTGCGGAATCTCCAGGTCGTTCAGCATCTCTGAGCGCTGATAGCGATTACCTACAGCGACGCGGAACTCGACCGGTGAGTAGCGGTGCCGCCCCTTCGTCTCCCACACCGCATAGTCGCTGATGTGCACCTGGGGGTTGTTCTTGTTGTCCTTCATCAGCCCCTCAAGGAACGCAGACTGATCTCGGCGGGACGAAACGATGCACGCGAGCCCGGGGTTCAAGCCCTCGTCCAGGTATCGAGACTTCAACCGACGGGCTGTGGCGGTGTAAATCTGAAACGCCTGGTGCTCCTCCTCCTCCTTCTCCATCGGCTTGGCCATGAAGTTGACCTCATCGATCATGAAGGAGAGCAGATTGCTACCGAGCGCATGCAGTTCGGTCGAACCCATTCGCATCATGATGTTCTTCGTCGGGAAGATCATCTTGGTGCGCTGAATGTTCGCGGGGCAGTGGTCGCGGAAGTACCCGGACTGATTCACGAAGCGAGCAGCTTGGTTGAAGTTGACCGTCAGGGCGTTGGCAAGGACGGTGTTGAACAGCCCGAACACCATTTCAGTATTGGATGCGATACCGTAGTATCGTTGTGGATCTTTGAGGCACGACGCCACGTAGAGCTTGTAGAGCTGCGCGATCAAGCTGGCGTAGGTCTTACCTCCTCCAATAGCTCCAGTTATGTACCACTCAACGACACCGTTCGCCGGGTGCAGGACGTAGGCCAGTTCCTTTTTCCATGTCGGATAGAGGTTCTTGTCGAACTCAGGACCCATGTAGTACGGGTCCTCGCACCACTCAGTGAAAGGTATGGGCTGGCGCTCGTAGTCGATCTGCCAGATCGATTTCCACGAGTCGGAAAAACCGTGCCCCCGCATCTCCTCCAAGATCCGGAAGAAGAGCGAGCGCTCCAACTCGTCCATGCCGCCGACGTTCGCCAAGAAGTTCGTGAGCGAAGGCGTGTCCTCCTGGTTCGCGGCCGTAGCCGCCTTCAAGGCAAGACGGCGTAGGTCTCCGTCACTGTTCATTCCTTGACTCCCATTGCGTTCCAGAATGCGTCATCATCCGGCTCGCCCTTCTCCGCCTCCGGAGATTGAGGCTGAGGCTGCACGTCGATGATCTCAGCTTCTTGAATCGGACCACCTTCTGCCTCTCGCAGACGGGCGCGCTTCTGGGGAGCATCGGGGATGGAATCCTCCATGAGAGCCATCGCCGTAGCTACGCGCTCCGTAAACTGCCGGCGCTTGTTGCGGTCCTGGAGCTGCTCCGGGAGGCTCGCCAGTCCCGACGAGCCCTCAGCGAAGAGGAAGTTGAACTGCTGCTGCGGGTCGAACGCAGCGCCTCCGCTCCCTCGCGTAGAGTCGAGCAGGTTCTTGAGCATGTCCGTACAGAACTTCACCCGGTCCATCTCCATCTTGTGGAGAGATTCGGTGTGCCTCCGCATCACCTCTGGATCAGTCCACGCTATCTTGGTGTATTCGGGGTCCGCCATCATCTCGCGAGCGTACTGTGCCCCCGCGGCGAGTTTGGAGTGGCTCATCATGTGCTGAGCTACGACGCCCGCCAACATGAGCTGGAGCTTTCCCTTCTGATCGTGCAGACACTTCTCGATCGCCGATTGCATGTGCTCGTCGAGGCGCACGTCGTGGAACATGCCCTCAACCATCTTCTGAAGCATCGTGTTCACGTCAACAAGAGGCGCGGGAACTATCGATTCGTCGTGCCTTTTAGCAGGCATTTCACCTCCTGTGTTGTCTGCTCGTGCAGTTCATATCTCTTCTTCAGGCGGACGTAGATCAAGCGGATCGTGTGCTCAGTCAGCTCGTAGTCCGCTGCTAGTTCCCGGGACAATTCCGCCTTGTGCCCCGGTTTTGTCTGGTACATCCTGAAGAAGATCGTCGTATCGCGCAGTGCGTGCGTGATCTTCTCCCGGCTGGGTATTTCAAGGGTAGTTCCGGCAAAGTGGTCGAGGAGCTTGATGATCGCCTCATGCCCGAAGATCTGGCAGATCTCCGGGAGATGCGTCGCCCCCGCGCAGTCCAAGAGCACATGCTTGAAGAATTCAGCCTGCTCCTGCTTGCGCAGCCCTCCTAGAATTGTAAGATCGAGCGCTTTACCGAGCCACGATACAGGGTTCAAATCCTTGGTCAAGAATCCTCCTTTTCTCCTCGTCCGAGCGGAAGCTCACCTCGTGAGTGCGCATGTCATACATCACCATGCGAATAAGAACGATCGCGTGCTCGGTGAAGTACCGAGCACGCTCCCGCTCGATTCCGTACTCGTCGTAGAGCCAAGTTGGAACAATCCGCTCCCTTCTGGTCAGACGATTGATGATGTACTGGATTCCTCCTCGAATCTTCGGGTCCGTGTGACGGCTGTGCCGAAGCGCCCGCTTGCGGAGAGCCGCGGGCAATTCTGTGATGAAGATCTCCGCCTCCATCGTCCTGTCGTCCGGCATTCTCGCATAGTATTTCCGGACGTACTCCTCCCTACTACCGATCTTCTGGAGATCTCTCCCCCAGAAGGTGCGGGCGGCGTGCCCCCTGGCGTTGATGACCGTAGCCCTCATGTAGCCATGGAGCGAACGAACGTTGCGGGCTATCCGCTTCTTGCGGACGGCCCACCAAATTCCCATCAGACATACATGCAGAACCTCCTCGCGTGTCTCCAACGTGTTTGTCTTGTACAACTTATTGACCCACATGATGCAGAAGCGCTTCGCGTAGCGCAGGGTCTCGTCCAGGGCACGCTCGTCCCCGTCCAACCACCGACAGTACGCGTCGAACGCGGCATCCCGATCGTAGCGCCTCTTCTTGGGGGCGATGTCCAGCTCGCCAGTGTCTACTACGGTCATCAGCGGCCCCTGCGCGGAATGCTCTGCCAGTCCACGTCCTCACGCGGAGAACCGCTCATGGCGAGAGCGATGGCGTTGTAGGTTCCCACGATCATGTAGCCGTTGCGCTCCTCCGCGTGCAGCGCCTCGCAGATCCGGTCGCTATCCGGACCCAGCTCCTCCAAGAGCATCAGCGCGGCGTCCACGGTGTCGTCGTCGAACGCATGTTCCTCCAGCACCTTCCGAACGCGAGAGCGCCGGTCGGCGGGCAGCAGCAGGTACGGGATCACAGTAGTCTCCTCCCGTACTCCGCGAGCAGCGCGGCGTCGGACGTGCACAGCGTGAAGCGCTTGCCGGGGAACATCCCCTCAGCAACCGCCTTCAGCCGGTTCTTGTGGATCGTCTTCCGCCGGTGCGCCTTGGGCTCCTCAGTTTTCGTTGGGGCTTTGGGGCAGCCCAGCACCTTCTGCCACTTCGTCGGCGGGACGAAGAGGATCTCAGGGGGCTCAGGATCGCTCAGGAGCGCGGAGAGGACCACACCCTCCAGCAGACCGACGTGCTTCATGAACGTCGTAATTTGGCGCTTCCCGTCGCCCTCTCGCCCCCATACGCTCTCGATCACGATCAGCTTGCATCCTCGATCGGTGAGGAGGCTGTGGAGCGTCTCGACGATCGCCTGCTTTCCGCCCTGGGCCTTGGTCGGCATGCGCCACGTATTGAGCGCCCCCTCCACGAACAAACGGGCAAAGCCGCCATCGGCGCCAGGGTCGATTGCGAAGACCCACTCGTCCACATTTGGAGCATCTGCGGTTTTCTCCATACCGGGAGTATGGCTCTAACTCTCGCAGATGTCAAAAGATGTGCGGACGGACTCACCTCCCTTAAGTCCGCCCGCACGGCGCGCAGCAGTCCTCCCCCCGAAGGACTACGTTCCCTCTTTCTTCTTCAGCTTGTTCTCCCGCGGAAAGCCGAAGCTTGCGCACATAATGTCGGTCGCCCTCTCGACCACCTCCATCACATCTTCGTCCGTGTCAAGGAGTTCCATGAATTCCTTGCTGGGGCGCTCATTTCCTCGGATCATCTTCCGGAAGTCTGCGCGGAACCTCTCGGGGATCTCCTTGGAGAGGTCCGCGAGCGTTCCTTTCTCCTCGCCTGTGTCGTACTGGTAGTCCGCGAACATGGCCACGCTGAGCTGGACAGTCCCGGTCTCGTAGTCGATGACCCCGAATTTCACCGCGGAGGATATCTCGCGGATGAGTCCTTGCCAGAGCCACCGCCAGAAACCGCGGCGCGGTTCCGCGAAGAGGGTGCCCTGCCCGTCGTCGTGAAGCTCGTACTGACGCCCCGCGACGACCAGCGTCGTGTGGAGTGTGCCGGGGATGACCGGAGTATAATCCAGCGTGAACGAAAGAACTGTGGTTTCACCTTCCACGTCCGGCGTAGAGTAGAACTCGCCTGGTGTGATCGAGGAGAAGACAGAGGTTTCGCGCTGTTTCACAGGGAACTCCACAGTTTATACATGACGATCAGCGTTCCCAGGAACACTACGCCTATCACGATGATTTTCACGATTTCAATATCCATCACTCTCCTCGGCGGTCTATCTCGGTTTGGATCTTGCCCAGCCGGGCTTTCGTCAGGTCCGGCCGGCTCAGGAGCGCCGTCAGCACCGGCGTAGATTGCTCGTCCAACCACTTCTGACCGAAGCGCTTGGGCAGCTCCATGTGCTCCGCCTCGACCTCCGCCGACGGGGAGCCCTGGTCTCCGATGGCGGTTCCGAACGGGCGCTCGTCCACCAAGACCCCCTCGGGGATGTCTTCCGGCGCTTCCTTGTAATAGT